CCGCGGTGAACGCACCGCAGCTAAACTACGAGGGCGAACGGTCAATGGTGTTCGCGAAGCAGGAAGTCCTTCTCAAGGACCACGGTGCGCAGCCGCGTGTCATATATCAACAGACTGACATGCACAACGCGTTGGCAGGTGTGATTTGTGTGGAGCTTAATCGCCGCATGAAGAGCATCTTCTCCAAGAGCAACCCCCTCAACACAGGCAACGTTATGTTGTATGCCTGTGGTCTCCGTAACGAGGAGATTGGGGATATACTCGAGGGGGCACCGGGCGTCGTTATTGAGAACGACATGCGCAACAATGACGGGTCGCAGAGCGCGCATTTTCGCCGGAGTGAGGCGATGATGTACGCGAAGTTGGGGGCCCCCGCGTGGTTTGTTCGCGAGTTTGCCGCAACACCGAAGTAAAAGTGTGGACGAGGTTTGGTATCACGTCCACTGTCAAGGGTCAGATGTGGTCGGGGAGGAATAACACCACAACTGGCAATAGTTACGTCGGTATGGCGGTGATGTCAGCTTGTCTCGAGGAGGCTGGCATCAAGCAGAGCGTTAACATCCATGGCGGGGATGATTACCTCGGGATCGTGCCGGACGGGCAGCAGGATGGCTTCAAGGCCGCGATAGAGAAGGTCGTCCCACTGGTTGGGATGGAGCCTGAAGTCGTCATCCCCCGCAGCCGGCAGCACGCAACGTTTTATCGTAAACGTTACGTCAGGTCAATGGGGCGGACCCGAGGAGTCCCTATGTTCGGACGCGTACTGTCCAAGATCAACCTTCGCGCGAACCAGAACGCGTCGGTTGGTGATCGTGAGTACATGGCCGGCAAGTATTTGTCGGCCGCGTATGAGCACAGGTACGTGCCGGTGATTGGCGGGTTGCTCAGGAGTGTGAGCGAGATGATGTCCCCCCGCCCGCATCTCGATGCGGACACTAACCGCAAGACCGGGGGGATGTCTGTCGAGAAGATCAGTGAGGTTGTGGCTAGCGTTCAGCCGCTGGATGAAGAGGCGTTCTCAGGGTTTTTGGGTGAGGTTTACCAGGTCACGTTGGATGAGCTGGTTGACTCTTACACGCAGGTAGCCAATGGTTGTATTGACTACCTGAACAAGTGGACGGTCGTGGCGAAACGCGGCCGTTCTGCCATAAAACCTGGGTACGTTGCCCCTTTTCTTCGGGGCACCGTGGCTGACAAGTTGGTCCGCACTGATCTGTCGTTCTGAGCAAGTCGGACGGG